GGCGGCGGCGGCGGCGGCGGCGGCGGCGGCGGCGGCGGCGGCGGCGGCGGCGGCGGCGGCGGGGGTGCCGCGACATCCGGGGCCACCTCGTAGCTCGGCGGGTTGATGTCGCACACCTCGCCGGTGTTGGCCGCCGACTCGATGGCGTTCTCGATCGTGTCGTGCTGCGAGACGAAGGCGGCGCTTGCGCGCCTCGTGACGACCCAACGGCCGCGCCTGGTGATCTTCATGGTGTCACTCCGCTTCGGCGCCGGTGATCACACCGGAGTCGTCGTAGTTGTACTTGACCTTCTTGGCAGGCTGCTTGCCCTTGGCCTCGGCCATCGCGCCGGCTACGGCCTGCTTGACGATCTCGCGAATGAAGTCGCCCTGCTTGTTCTGGTCTTCGCGGGCGGCGATTGCCTGTTCCTTGCTGGCGTCGACCTCGGCCTGGAACTGGATCTTCTCGCGTTCGAACTGGCGCTGCTCTTCCACCTGCTTCTGCATGGCTTCGGCCTGCGCGGCCTGCTCCTGCGCCAGCACCTCGTCGGAGGGCACGGTCTTGTCGACCGGCAGTTCCATCGCGCTGGCCACCTCGCGCAGCAGCGCGGCACGGTACTTCGCCGTGATGATCTGCGCGTCGATGGGGTTGGCCGTCATCGTCAGGAACTGCATGCGGCGCTGCTGGGCCGACTCGCGGATCAGGATCGCCGCAGCGCCGCGTGGCACCACGATGTTGTCGCCCTTGATGCTCTGGTCAGGGTTGTAGAGCATCTCGTTGTTGAAGGCGACGTTGATCGTCGGGGCGATCACGTTCATGTCGACGTTGCCAATGGCGCGCCGCAGACCCTTGGCCGCGTTGTTCATCAGCATCGACAGGCCCTGCGCGGTGTCGCCGGCGCCAGCGGCCACGCCGTTGCCGTAGGTGTAGCGCGGCACGCCGGTGGAGTCGTCAGCACGCGCCTCCCACTTCTCGTAAAGAAGCATGAGGTTGTTCGTGTTGTCGTTGGCCTGGAAGAAGCCGATGCCGGGGTTCACGCCCTGCGTTGGGTCCGACTTCAGCTGCCAGAGCTTCCACGGGAAGATTTCCATGGTCTGCTCGCCGTCGGCCAACCGGTCGGCGTGCACCCAGACCATCGGCCCGGAGGCCATGCTCATGTTGTTGGCCTGCGCGCACGCGATCGCGTTGCACATCTGCTGCGGGGTGCTGGCCAGGTCCGGGATGCTGCGGCCCCAGAACGCGCCAGGGATCTCGTCGTAGCACGCCTTGAAGTACGGCCGCAGGCCCATCGGGTCCGGGTTCATGCGGGCGTACAGCACGTAGCGGCCGCACAGCAGCACGTTGACCTCGTACTCGCGCGAGTCCTCGACATCGTCGGCCACGCCCCACGCCTTGAGCTTCCACCCGGGCACGCTGCCCCAGTAGTTGAGCGCGTCGATGACGCCCGGGGGCGACAGCCACATGTAGAGCGTCTCTTGCTCCAGGCGCTGCCGTTCGGCCTCGGTCCACAGCCAGCCTTCCAGATGGCCGTTGCTGTAGTCGATCAGGGCCTGGTCGATCTGGTCGTCCTGATAGCCGGGCACGCCCTTGAGGTCGTACAGTTCCTCGCGGCGGAAGCGCACGCGCTCGATGAAGTCGCCCTGTTGCGGCGAGCGCGACTGCGGCGCCGGGTAGGTGTCGAACGGGCTGACGCGCTCCCAGGTGGGCGCCGGGTCGTTGCGGACGACGGGCTTGAAGTTCTCGCCCCACTCCAGCGTCTTGTGCCGGGTGTAGATCGGCCCCTTGAGGATCGCCGCCGGGTAGGTGACGAAGTCCTCGATGAAGGCGTCCATGGCCTTCTCGTAGCCGCCTTGCGCGAGCCGGTCGGCGATCTGCCGTTCCATGCGCTTGGCGCGGCGCGCGGCCGCATCGGCCATGGCCGTCTCGGCCTCGTCACGAAGCTTCTCGCCCAACTCGCTGACCAGCTGCCGGAACTCTTCCGGCGCCATGACGCCGCCGCCGGCCTCGGCCGTCTGCTGCATCAGGGCCTGCGCCTGCTGGATGGCCTTGCCGACGATGCCCTTCTTGATCGGCATCGGCAGATCGGGGATCGGGGTGGGCTCGACGCCCCAGGGCTGCTCGCCGGCGGGCAGCAGGATCTCGCGGATCCAGGCTGACGCGGCGCGGCACTTGACCTCGGTCAGCGGCGCCCAGATCATGTTCATGCCGCCGAGCACCTCGGCCATCTGGGCCTGCTGCGCGGCGCTATAGACGCCCCGGCGGGCCCGGAGGTCCGCCAGCAGCTTCATGTCGATCTTGACCTTGGCCAGCTTGTTGCGCATCCACGCCTGGCGGACGTGGCCGGCGAGGGCCGAGGCGGATTGCCAGTGACTGTCCTCGTCAAACAGATCGGTGCCCTCGTCGGGCACCGTCGCATCGCGCTTCTGCACCTCGGCCAAGCCGAGTTGCCGGATCAGCGGGTTGACCCCGGAGGTTGTCTTCGGCGGCATGGCCGACGCGAGGCCGCGCGGTTGCGGGGCCGAGGATGCGGTGGGGCCAAGGCGCGGGACAGCCATGGGCCGGATTATGCACAGGTTCCGCGATGCGGGACAAGCCGCCCTACCGTGACCAGACCACTACGCGGCGTGGCACAGGCTTCGCCCGGGCAACGGTCACCTTTCGGTCAATCAGGTCGGGCACAAAGGTCAGGGCCAGCGAGTCGGCCTTGTCGGGCGACTTACCTCCATTTTTTTTGAGATCTTTCTTACTTTGCAGCTGGATCCGGAAGCGGGCGTCGTAGCCGTAGTCCAGACTGATCAGCTGCTCGCCCAGATCGTCGTCATCGGGGATCTGCCCGTTCTCTAAGAAGTCGCGCATCTTGCCCCAGCACTCGGAGCGCTGGTTGAAGTACTGCTTCTCGTCTTTCGCCGGCACGCCCCACGTCACGGGGATCAGCGCCGGCAGGCCCTGCATGCGGCGCAGCGCCGAGTCCAAGTCGGCGCCGTTGCCGATCGCGTCGTAGGCGATGCACGAGATCGGCCCTTCCTTGCGCACGATTTCGAAGATCCGGCTGGCCAGGTCGACGCCGTCAAAGCCCGACAGCGCGACTTGGAAGTGCACCTTCAGGCCCTGCCGCAGCGTGATCACCGAGAAATCGTCACCGAAGCGCGCCGGATCGACGGCCAGGATCTTCGGGTAGGTCTGGTACATCTGCGCGGTCAGGCGCCGGCGGCGGGCCTGGCTGACGAGCTCGGGGCTGATGAAGTTGGCGTAGCCGGCGCGCGGGAACTCGCCGCGCACGCGCACCCGCACGAAGTCGCTGTCCTCGCCGTATTCCTCCACCCAGGCCGCGATCTGTGCCTTGTTGGTGAAGCTGACGGTGCGCGAGTCGACGCGCACGTAGGTGTTGCGCTTGCCCTGCGTGCAGTTGTGAACGATCAAAGGTTGACCGTCTTCTCCGGCGACGACGAATCGGCTTCGGGGGCCGCAGTTGACGATGTCGTAGACATCACGCCAAGCGCTCGGTCGAGTGACCACCCTGCCGCCAGCCGCGTCAGCAGTCGGTTGTACGGCACGCCGTAGGCCCGCGAGGCTTGCGCCAGCGTGAACCGCCCTTTCGGTGTCTGAACGTAGGTGTTCGCGCGGGTGTTGTTGTGTTGCTCCAGTGGCATAGCCCAATAGCAGTTGTCGGGACTGTAGCCCCTGTCGTTGTCGCGCCGCTCCAGCGACAGCCCAGGCCTGTAGGTCGGCAACATGTCGGCGGCAAACACTGAGAAGTCTCGCCACGCTTCGCACACAGTAATCCCGCGCCCGCCATAGTTTCGCCATGCCGCGTGCCGAGGATTGCTGCACCTGTCCAGCATGCTGCGGTGAACGGCGTAGATCGGATGCCGCGACAACCCATGGTCCTTCGGGCGCCCTTTTTGCCGGCAATCTGGACAGCCCGGGGCTTTGTTCCGCATTCGGGTGAAGTCGCCGGTCGGCCGATCCGTTGTCGCCCCGCAGTCGCACCGGAGGCGCCACAGTGCCCCCCGTTTGTGCGGCCCCAAATACTCCATCGCCGTCAGGAAGCCGAACCGCTGCCCTCTCAAGTCCTTCGCACGCTTGTCCATTTCGCCAGCCTTCGGTCGTCAGCACCAAATGGTCTGGTGTCATTCTAACGCCGAAAACAGATTGGGTATAAAAGTGTCCGGTCTTTACCGCACCGTCGTTTTCCACCCATTCTTCACCGTCCCACACTAGGTGCTTAGAGCTGACGTCTTGGATCGGCACCCAACCCTTGTCGGTCAACACGGGGGTGTCTGCTGCCAAACAGTTCTTGAAGAATCGGCCGCTGGTCTTGGTCGGGTTGCCGTAGCGCAGCCACAGGATCTGCGTCTTCGCGTCGGTCAGCGCGCCCTCGGTCACGTCCCAGATCAGGTCGTCGATGGCTGATGCCTCGTCGAAGATCACGAGGATGCGCTTGCCCTGGTTGTGCATGCCGGCGAAGGCTTCCGAGCGTTCCTTCGACCAGGGGATCTGGTCGATGCGCCACGTCTTCTGCCGGTCGGGGTCGCCGGCAATGAACAACGCCGTTGCGGTGAGCGTGAACAGTTGCTTGGCGATGAACAGCTGGTACCACTTGCCGAGTTCCGCCCACGTCTTCGTGCGCAGCTGCGTGTCGGTGTTCGCCGTCACGATGCCGCGGGTGTCGGCGCTGGTGCTGATCGCCCACAGGATCATCCACGACACCTCGGCGCTCTTGCCGATGCCGTGGCCCGAGGCGACGTCTTCCTCGATGACGCAGCCCTCTTGCCCGCCCTCGCGGATGGCCTTGCCGATGCGGGTCAGCTGCTCGCGCTGCCATTCCTCCGGCCCAGTCATGTCCTCCAGCATCGTGCCCTTCTCGCCCCACGGGAAGGCCCACTTGACGAAGCCCAGGGGGTCGTCGTGGAAGCTGGCGAGCTTGTCGAGCAACTCGCCGATCTGCGAGCCGGTGTAGGGGTCGGACGAGCGGCGGGTCTGATCCACGGGCACCTCTATCGTGAGCAAGGGGTCGGGCGGCTTGATCGTGCCGGCCACGTTGATGTTGCGCAGGTTGCCCCGGTTCATCCGCACCGGTTCGTCGCCGCGCATCGCGAGCAGGCGCATCTCGTCGGGTGCGGGGCCCGGCTCGATGTGCTTCTTCCACAGCCCCGCCGACCAGCGGTTGAGGGTGCGGAAGCCCTCCGGCCGCGGCCCGTGCCAACCCTGCTTGTGGTTGTTCGGGCCGGGTCCGGTCATCAGCGCCCGTTGACCTTGGTCTGGTAGATCGCGGCGGGGCCTGCCTGGACGAGCGCGCCTTCGGGGTTGGCGGGCGGGTAGCCCTCGGCCTCGGGCACGCAGGCACGGCAGCCGGCGGGGATCTGGTCCGCGACGCGCTGTGCGCGGGCGGCGCCGGTCATGCGCGAAGCGCGGCACGTCTGACCGATGCCGGTGGCTTGGGCGCGGAAGTTCATCGGGTCGATGGCGCGCGGCTTGTGGGTGGTGGAGTCACCAAATTTCATCGTCGTTCTCCGGTGGTTCAGGGGAAGCGAACGTGTCCGTGGCGGGTTCGTCCTGCACCAGCACGCCCTCCCCGATGATACGCGCCTCGCCGGGGAGCGACGAGTCGGTCACGACGGCGCGCGGCGCCGGGTACGTGGCGTCGTCGATGACCTCGTCGACGGGCGGCGGCTCGCCGATGCGCCGCTTGGCGGCGTTGAGCCGGTCGGCCAGCGCCGACGCCAGCATGTTCACCCCGTCGTCCTCGGCACCGACGATCTTGAAGTGCCGCGCGAGCAGGGTCAGGGCGGCAAGCTTGTCGACGCGCTTGATCTTCTTGACCGTGACGCTCTCGACGGTGGGGTTGCCGTCCGCATCCTTCACCAGCTTGTCGCGCACTTCGACCTCGACCTGGGTGATGGTGCGGGCCACCTCGTCGGGCAGCGCGTGCACCGGGATGAGGTTGCCATCGGCGTCGAAGAGGTCGGCCGCGTTCTGGAAGGCCGCGTGCGCGAGTTCTTGCTTGACGCGCTCGGCGGTGACGCCGATCTCGCGGAACTGCTGCGCGTTGATGAAGCGGATCCGATCGACCACGTCTTGGTCGTTGAGCAGCTTCTTGGCGGTGACGAGGGTGATCTTCGCGAGCCGAGCCGCTTCGGCCCTGGCGCCGCCGCACGCAACATAGTGCTGCACGAAGGCTTCGTAGCGGGGCTCGGAGAGCGCAAGTGCGCCGGGCTCGGCGGGTCGTGTGATGGCGCTCATCGGGCGTCGGCAATCAGTTCGTGTTCGACCACGCGCAGCGTGCCTAGGATGAGCGCGAGCGGCAGTCCGTCGTACTCGTGCAGCAGCGCGGTGATTCGCTCGGCGAGTTCGCCCGCGAGTTCTGCGTGCGTTTTGGCGTTGACAGGTCGGAGTTCAATGGGCACGGCAGTTGGCTTTCGGTTCGTATGTTGAACGTGCTGATTTTTGCAAACAAAGTCAAATTTGCAAAAACCCCCAAAAATTTTGTCCGGGTGGGGCCCCAGGAGGGGGTGGAGGGGCTTGCGCAAAAGGGGGCCTCCCCCTACCCCCACCCCCTCTTTTCCTGGCGAACTTCTCCGGCGCGCTTTTCTTGGCGCGACATACGCCCCGGTCCCCGAGCTCCGACCGCTGCAGGCCCGGGCCGCCGCGCCGCGCGCCCGGCGAGGCGCCGCGGGTTATCCACATCCGGGGGCATGCGGTTTTCAATGTGTCGCGGGGCTGGAGTGGCGCTAGCGGGCGTTATGTCTACTCCGCCAAGTGATGATGTCAGGAGGGCAACGGGATGTTGTCCACAGCCTGCGCGATGCTGGCGCGCAGCCTGGCATTCCACTCGCGGATGTGGTGCGCGCAGCCTGCGACCGCCGAGACCCAGTTCGTATTGCGGATGGCTGCCTCGACACTGGGCGAGGCGGGCATTTTCATAAGCGAATCAAGGACTTGCGCGGTGCAGGCTTTCGCGAGCTCGACGGGATCAGCGACCGGCGCAGCGCTGCGCCAGCTGGCGGCTTTCGTCAGATTACCTCCAAAATCGAACAGAATTCCGCCGATTTCCGGGCTATCACCCTCCAAACGGTGAAGATTGGCCATGAATTTTCCACGTGGTGAAAGACTTAGACAGTATATTGCATAAGCGCAGGGAAAACAAGCAAGAAATTGCTAGTCGAATTTTTGTTGCGGTGCAGCACTTTGTCGCCGCGGCCGGATTTGGGCGACATTTTGAGTGAACGTGCAAAAATTTTCGCGTTTGAGGGGGTGTGATCTTCAAACTTTTATGCTTTTCTTTGCACGTTTGATGGCCGATACTCTGTGCATCGCAACCCGCTTCACTCATTGGAGACCCACACCATGCCGAAACTCTCTTTCTCTGACGCCCTGCAAGCCATCAACGATGAACGCTCTGTGCACTCTGCCGACGTGCAAGCCAGTGCACTCCGGCGCCATGTTTGGATCGCAGAGTGGCACCTGCCCGGCTGCATTTCCGAATCGTTTTCTGTGTGCTTGACGAAGCGTGACGCAATCGAATCGGCGCTTTCCATGGCCGAGGGTGCCGAGGGCCCGCCCCGGGGCATGCTTGCCGACCTGCAGCGCTATGGACGTAGTGATCGCACGGCGCCCGATGCATGGGCACGTGGTGCCATCACGACGATTGAGCGCCGCACACTCGCTGACATTCTGTGAGGTGACGCCATGGAATTTCAAGCCCGCCGCCCCGATGGTTCGCTGGAATGGCGCCGCCACGTCCCGTTTCATATCCTGCCTGATGGCCAGCGTTTTAAGGCCATGCATGCCGGAAACGGCCGTTTGCTTGGTCGATTTGATACGGTGGAAATTGCAGAGCGCTCTATGCGCTGCATGACAGAGCCCATCCCCCACTACAAAGCGAAGTGACGCCATGCGCAAGCAAACCTATCTCGCCATCCTCATGTGCCAATCCCCGAATTGGATCCGCGCATCGATGCGCAACCCTTCACCCAGCATGCGCCCGATTCACGTCGCGCTGCACGCTATCGCCCTGCGCCGTCTCGGCGCCTAACCCTTCACTCACTGGAGAAACACATGCCGACCATCACCACTGCCCAGCGCGACGAAGCTCGCACCCAACTCCGCGCCATGCTCGAGCCTGGCCAAACCGTCTACACCAAGCTCAACTACTGCTCACGCTCGGGGATGATGCGTGTCATCGATCTCTTCACCATCGAAGACAACGAACTGCGCCGCATCACATGGCTGGCCTGCCGCGCCACTGGCACCACGTACAACGAGAGGCACGGGGGCATGCGCATGGATGGCTGCGGCATGGACATGGGTTTCGCCGCCGTCTACAACCTCGGGCGCAGTCTGTGGCCTGACGGCACGCCCGAGCCGCACGGCACGCGCAACGGCGCGTCCGACCGCGATGGCGGATACGCCCTCAAGCATCAATGTCTGTGATGCTGCGC